ATCACAAAATCAAAGAGGCAGATAACCACATATGTAATAAGGGCTGTCCACCTCCAATAATTTGTCATAATTCTTTTTAGTCTGATTCTGGTATAGTTATGCTTTCTATAGCTTTGATAGAAACTTTAGAGAACTCTTTTATCTCTTTTGTTATGGCTTGTTTCTCTGAATTAGTTACCTTGCCATCTTTTAGGGCAATACTAAGTGCTTGTATAATATCCATTCCTTCATCCACAATCTTTTTACCATCATCAGCTAAACCTTTATTTAGATTGTAGAAGGTCATTCCTAAGCTTATTATTTTCATTGGGTTCATTTTGTCCTCCTTAGACTCCACACCCGCAGTTCCCACCGCAGGGGCATCCTTGCATTTCGAGCTGTATGTCGCATCCTTCACACTCGCACTCACAGAAACATTCGAGAGGTTCGCAAGAACACTCCCCAGCTTCTATACAAGAACAAGATTCCATGTCTACCATTACTCACTCTCCAACACTTTCATGCCAAGGGCTATGATGCCCCCAACACATCCAGTAGCTATTTCATTGTATTCATATACAACACCAATAGATGATAATATTCCTAGCACTACTATGGCTAAAAATATTTGTGGTCTTAGTTTTCCAAACATAAGCTTCTCTCCTATATCCTACGATTCCTTGCATGAAATGTGTCCTTGATGTGTTCGGCTTGTTTAAAGCCTTTTAATGCTTCGTTCATCTCAGCATCATCTAACATATCTTCCCACTTGTATAACCACCCAAATACATTGAATCGTTTCAATTTTATTTTACCTCGCCTATAATTTGTATCAGCAACTATTTGTTGCCCTACCTATTATACAAACAAAGTAAAAGAAATTGTGTTAAATAATTGTTACGCTATTCCGTATGCTAATACTCTAATATATACTGCAGATAAGTCAGTAGTGTTAGCTACTTCGTCTAATGCAGCACCATCGGCACCAGCTTCCCACATCTCAATCTTTTCGTTAGAGTAGTCATATTGAGCTACGTAACCAGAAGATTCGGTGTCACATATAACCATGTGTAAAGACTTGAATCCTAGGTCTCCAGCACTTACTGCTTCCCCACCAGTTGGGTAAGAGTCATCAAGTTGTATTCTTTTAATAGTGAACTTACTCGCAGTTCCCCCATGAATAGCAGCTCCTTCGTGTGCTCCACTAGGTGTTGTTATTGATATTGCCATATTTAGTTTCCTCCTTAAATACTAAGATAGATTTCCTATCTATTTATTATACTAGAATTAAGTTATTTTCTTTTGATAGCTTCGGCTATCTCATCTCTCTTCTTCTGTCCGGGACTATCTTCATCGAAATTCTTATATCCCATCTTCTTCGCCTGTGCTGTAGCAACCGCAAACGGACTATCTACAGCCTCTAGTCTAAAAAATCCGCTACCTTCTCTATGGTTCCCTTGTAATCAGATGATTTTTGAAAACACATTTCACAAGGACAACTTGATTTATACATATGTTTAGCGTCCTGTGCCATCCAATTGAAAAGGTCATCGACTGATTTTGATAAGGATATCTGAATTTCCCCAGAACTTTGTGTTCCCGATGCTTTCATTCGTTTACCCGCAATGAAGGAAAGTAAGTTGTTAAATCCTTCAGTTGTATTTAGCTGTGATGCTGGAGTTTCTTTTGAGTTTCCACCTTCGATAACTCCTCGTTTAGTGTACTTTCCTAATTGTGGTTTAGTTAAAGCTTCATTATAATATCTCATACCTAAATTTTGTCCGGCTTCATTGACAGCCCATGGTACATACTTATGCCCCATAGGAGAAGGGTCTTCTTCTATTACAGGTGTATACCTAGCGTTCTCAGGTTCAAGTTCAGATGGGAATCCATATTTATCTAATAATCTATGGTGCTCATCCTGTCGTGCCTGAGTATTATATAGAGTTGCAAATTGCATTTCATCTATATCTTCTTTCTTCATAAAATTCATAAATGATTTCATGAAATCTATTTCGTTGTTTCCTTTCATAACTAGTTCCACCCCCTTTTGAAAACCGTTTCCGTTGTGTGTGTTCTCACTGTGTTTAGAACACCAATAATCTGATTCTATTGTTCCTGTTACAATTGAACAGCTTTCGTCTTCTTTATTGAAGAACTCGCATGTGCCGCAATTGAATCCTGCTTCTAACTGTCCGTCAGTTGCCTTTTGATAATTTACATCTTCAGGGTCTAATTTTTCCTGAACATGTTCTTCATCGTCATCTTTATCTTCTTTAACTAGACAGCTACCATCTATACATGTGGAAGTAGCGGCTTCATCTGACTTTATAATGTCAAAGGACGCTGCTTGATTCACACCCTTTTCACAAACTGTAACCTCCGCAAGTTCTAATTCGTCCACTTGCATTACATCTTGTAATCCTTTTTGTATATTCTTTGTTTTTAAAGCACTTCCAGCAATACTATAGCTCTTTAGTTTACCACTACCTATTTGTTCAGCCACCTTTTTAGCAATCTTAGTATCATTTCTAAGTTCTGTTATGAAGAATAACCCATCACCATTCACTCCAGATTTGAATATTTGACCGCTTTTACTAATGTAGGCGGGTAATGCCCATCCAACCTGAACATCGGAGTGTAATACCATAGCATTTCTAGTTCTAAAGTTAGCCATATATTTATCAAAGGCTTTGTCTAAAGCGTTAGTAGTAATTAAATGCCCCTCTCTATCAACCATTTCAATTGATGCGGGACCACCAATAACTAAATTATCGTCATCAGATATACCCATTTTCTTTAATTCTTTAGAGTATTTTGTGTTGTCGGGGTATGCCCTAGATAATGTGAGTAACTCTGCAGGAGATGCTATGCCAGCTTTATGAAGTCTGGTATATTCATCTAAAGCCCCAGAAATATCATTCATAGCTACCTTTCCATTAACCGCTTTCTCTAAAAACATTACTGGAGGTTCTAACCCCCTAGAGTCATCATCAGCAAAATTTAAGTTCATCCAGTTTGATGGACTTGGAATATTGCCTACATCGGTTGCTACATATTTTATGTCTTCAGTTGTCATATTAGTCAGCTATCCCCCAAATAACTCCAGTAAGTGTCGGAGTATTTTGGGCTGCTATCATTGATATCTTTCCTCTAAAGTCTAAAGGTAATTCACAATTAAAGGTGTCACCACCATAAATAGGAATACCATTAGCAGAAGTTGCTGTTTTGTCGAATGCTAAATAAATAATATCTGCTGCTGTACCTGAACGGTTCGTAAATTGAACTCCTCTGATTACAGACATTGTTGGCTTCTTGATTGATGTAGATAAATTTGTAGTACCTGTCCACTCATAAAGATTACCCTCAGCACTTGTTTGGTTACCATCTAGGTAAGTTGAAACGGCTGTAGTGTCTTCTCTAACCTCAAACATAATCTTATCTATGTAGAAGTTAATGTTGTGTTGAGCTGGTGTAACTACATATAATCTATATGCAGCTGCATCTGTGTTTGCTGGTATTGTATATGAAGTAGTTATTCTTGTCCAACTAGTAGCCAAACTAGAACTTCCAGAAGAAGCTAGTTCTGTACCAGATGAATCTGTAATATTGATTTCTACTGTTCCTGAAGCAGAAGCACCTCTGTGTTCACATTGAACTGTTATATGTTGAGGGTTTACACTTCTTGCAATCTTTGGAGATTCCCAATAAAACCCTTCTCCTACTGCAGAGTTAGCAGGGTTTACCAAAAGAGACGCAGCTCCTTCAGCTTGTTGCCCAGTATCTCTTGCAATTGCAGAACCAGTTGCTGTATACATTGATACAGTACTTCCTTCTATTCCCGGATTTGTTACCCAGTTGGTTGCTTTTTCTCCACCATTTGCTACTATAGAATATACATCTTCTGCAGTGGTACTTGCAGCATTTGAGATTGCTACGTATCTATTAACCGGATGTACTGACTGTCTAGTAGAACTATCTATGTCCCACTCTCTGTAATCCGTATGTCTTTCATTAGCCATTTATAAATTCTCCTATTTATTAAAAGTTACGATAGCTAAAAAGCTACCCATTACGGCAGTTGTATGTACAACAAGTATTCCTAGGGCTGCTAGTATACTTTTTGCTCCGTACATTTTGCTTCGCCATTGAGAGATATCATCGACTTTGGTTTCTACCTTTTCTAAATTTTTAGAAAGGTTTTCATTGAGGGCGTTCTGACTTGATATATAAGAATCTAATCGTTCCATATAAACTGCT